GGGAAGTTTCTCGGATCATACAACTACAGAGTATGATAATGCGGTATGTGCTGTTCGCAGTATTATTTTCATTACTTACCTTGTCACTAATTGTTTTATTACTGCTGGCGTGATACGCCATTGGAACGATGTACCAACTGAAAGATTATCTTTACTCAATCAACCAATCCAAGAAGAATATATTGGATGATGATTCTGATGCTGTTCGTAAGTATCAACCATATGTTATTAATAAATGCTTATCATCCTTTACCGATACAGTCTTGTTGGTAAATGAAATGAATAAGTCATGGCATCTACCAAAGAAGATGCAATATGATTTTTTAATAAATAGTGTGAAACCAAGAAAGAGGTTCTCTCCTTGGTCCAAGAAAGATTCTATTGAATATCTTGAAGTAGTTAAAGAGTATTATGGTTATAATGACGATAAAGCACTCCAGGCTCTACGAGTTTTAACGAAGGATCAACTTGAAAATATTTCATATTTATTAAGAAAAGGTGGTACACATGAGCGTAGATCATGATATTCAATGGAAACAGTCTGACATGGTTGAGGTCGCATTAGGCGAACCAGATGATTTTCTCAAGGTGAGAGAGACGCTAACACGTATAGGTGTTGCATCCCGTAAGGAAAAAAAGATATACCAGTCGTGTCATATTCTCCATAAGCAGGGTAAGTATTACATAGTCCATTTCAAGGAACTCTTCGCCCTTGATGGTAAGAAAACAAATTTATCATCCAACGATGTTCAACGTAGAAATCGTATAGTACAGTTACTTGTTGATTGGGGATTGATCTCTATAGATGCACTCAGTCAAACAAAGATCCAAGACTTAGCTCCACTCAATCAAATTAAAGTTCTTGCTTTTAAAGAGAAGGGTGAATGGACTTTAGAATCCAAATATAATATTGGTAGGAAGAAGCAGGAAGTAGAGTAAACCGTCCTCTATGATTAGAGTCTTGTGTTATAATTAATACTGATCGCCGTAAGGGATCACAAAACACAAACTCGCTTAATAAAGGAGCTAACAATCATGGGTAACAAAGACCTTAACCACTTCGTGTGGGAACATTACACACCGTTTTCTATTGGATTTGATGACACATTCAGAAGACTTGAATCGTATGCGTCAGGAGCAGGATCAAATTATCCTCCTTATAACGTCATTAACGGACCTGATGGTAGAACCAGTTTGGAGATCGCTCTTGCTGGATTTTCAGAGTCAGATATCGAAGTTACAACAGAACGGAATGTTCTGAAAGTTTCTGCATATCCAGAGAAGAAGGAAGAGAATTACAAGCATAGAGGTATAGCCTCTAGATCGTTCAGCAGACAGTGGGAGATTGGACCAGATGTAGAGGTTAAAGAAGTAACCTTTGTCAATGGTTTACTTACTGTCCATCTAGAGAGATTTGTACCAGATTCACAGAAGAGAAAACTTTGGTTCGGAAAGGAACTTAAAAAGCTTGACTCTTCTGTTTCTTAATGCTATACTAACCACAGCGCGAATACGATATGGCCTGCCAAGTAATTACCCTAAGAACTGGGGAACGTGTTATCACGGAACTCAAGGAAATATATGATGGAGAGGGGGATAATAAGAAGGGAGTATGTCTTCTCATGGAAGATCCATACGTCCTACACTTAGATACCGCTGAACCACAGTATCTTACTGAGCAATTAGGTTCTGAGTATAAGGTTCGCTTTAGCAAGTGGAATCCTTATTCTTCTGACTGGCAATTCAAAATGCCTTATGATGCAGTTATGACTATTAGCAATGCTGAACCAGGATTGCAAACATCATACGAACAAAAGATCAAAGAAAAACGTGAAGTTGAATTAGAAAGCTCATTAAAACTAACAAAGGAGATGCATAGTGGAGAACGAACTGAAGACGAATCATAATGCAAGGGTCGTAACTCTCGCCACTGGCGAAAGAGTTTTATGTCTCTTTGGAGAGGTTCGTAGTGAAGATCAAGAAAAGGTAATTGGGTATAGGATGTTATATCCTTACACATTATCACTTGGTGATGTGAACCCAGACGACGGAACCATTCCTATTCGCTATGAAAGGTGGTGTCCATTTAGTCCTATCGAAGAACACCGTATTGGTGGTGAGCACATTCTTACATGTGTCTTCCCTGATAATGGTATCCTAGATAATTATGTAAGTAGACTGCATGAAATCGGTCTATCAGATGAGCAAATATTCTTCGAGGTAAATGATGGAGAGCCAGCAGCAGGAACCGATTCAACAACAGACGATACCACAGATACTTCTACTGAAGCATCAGTGGATACTAGCGAAGGTTGAAGAGATCGAAGGAGCACAGTTTGGTGACCCAGATTGTATTCTTGTAGATCCTATGGAGGTCACACCTGAAGGACAGTTGAAAGACTGGCTACATTTCTCTGACAAAAAGGAGACAGTTGTGCGATCTTCTGATATAATAACGTTTATAGAGCCTGGTAGAGATATTCTCTCTAGGTACTATGGATCTAATCCTGAAGTGTTGACTGAATGAAGTTCTATACCAGTGTTGAACAAGCTGGCAATCGTTTGCTAGTTCGTGGTTATGAAAATGGTAACAGATATAGCGTGAGGGTTCCTTTCAACCCCACGCTATTTTTGCCTTCAAAGAATTACTCTGAATGGAGAACTCTAGAAGGTGACTGTGTAGAACCACATAAGTTTGGTTCTATTAAGGAAGCCCGAGAATTTGTTAAACAGTATAAGGAAGTACCAGACTTTGATATCTATGGTAATACTAGGTTCCTGTATCAGTATATGGCAGAGGAGCATCCAGAGGATGAGATTAAGTATGATACTTCAAAGATAAGAGTCTTTAACATTGACATTGAGACCGCAGCAGAGAACGGCTTTCCTAATATTGAAGCAGCAGATCAAGAGATCCTTGCTATCAGTATCAAGGATAGTTTTACACAACGTATCACTGTATGGGGAGCAAGACCTTTTGTTAACAATGATTCTCAAGTGGATTATATGCACTTCAGATCAGAAGAAGCAATGCTCAATGCATTTCTTGGTTACTGGCAGGAGAATTATCCTGATGTAATTACAGGGTGGAATGTGCAGTTGTTTGATATGCCTTACATTGCTAATCGTATTGAGAGGATACTTGGTGAGAAACAAGTTAAACTTCTTTCTCCGTGGAGATTAGTTTCAAGACGAGAGATCTATATTAAAGGTCGTAGGCAAATGGCAGTAGATACATTAGGTATATCTACTCTGGATTATTATGATCTGTATAAGAAGTTTACTTATTCAAACCAAGAGAGTTATAGGTTAGATTATATTTGTAGTGTAGAGTTAAATGAGAAGAAGTTAGATCACTCAGAGTATGATACATTTAAGGAGTTCTACGAGAATGACTGGCAGAAGTTTGTTGAATATAACATACATGATGTTAGGTTGGTAGACAAGTTAGATGATAAGATGAAATTGATTGACTTAGCATTCACTATGGCTTATGATGCTAAGGTTAATTATGAAGATGTTTTCTCTCAAGTTCGTATGTGGGACAACTACATATATCACGAACTGAGTAAACGTAAGGTAGCAATACCACCTAAAAAAGAAGCAGTTAAAGATCGTCAGTACGCAGGTGCTTATGTCAAGGAACCGAAACCAGGACGCTATGATTGGGTTGTTAATTTTGACCTCAATAGCCTTTACCCTCACCTTATTATGCAGTACAATATCTCACCAGAAACCCTCTGGGAGACTAGACATGCCAGCGCGAGCGTTGAAGGGATTCTAAACAAAGAGACTGAGATAGATGGTGAGTATGCTGTATGTGCTAATGGAGCACAGTACAGGAAGGATAAGCATGGATTCTTACCACAGATGATGCAGAAGATGTATGATTCTAGGGTCATCTTCAAGAAGAAAATGATTGAGGCTAAGAAGGAGTATGAAAAGAATCCTAGTAATGATCTAGTGAAAGAGATTGCTCGCTGTAATAATATACAGATGGCAAAGAAGATCTCTTTGAACAGTGCTTATGGTGCTATTGGTAACGAGCATTTTAGATACTATCGTCTTGCAAATGCTGAGGCAATCACCTTGTCGGGACAGGTTTCTATCCGTTGGATAGAGAATAAGATGAATGCGTACCTAAATAAACTGTTACAAAGTCGAGACATAGATTACGTCATTGCATCAGATACCGACTCAATCTATCTTAATCTTGGACCTCTTGTTGATAAATTTTTTAGTAATAAGTCTAGTGATAAGGCTAGGATCGTGGCCTTACTTGATAAGATCTGCCAAGATAAGTTGGAACCGTTTATTGACTCCTCGTATGAGGAGCTGGCTTCGTATGTTTCAGCGTATGACCAAAAGATGATCATGAAGAGGGAGAACATTGCCGATAGAGGTATATGGACTGCCAAGAAAAGATACATACTAAACGTGTGGGACTCAGAAGGAGTTCGATACAAAGAACCCAAGATGAAAATCATGGGACTGGAGACTGCAAGGTCTTCTACACCACAGTATTTTAGGGACAAGTTGTATGCAGCTTTTAAGATCATTATCAGCAAAACAAATGATGAACTTATCTCTTTTATCAATGAGATCAGAACAGAGACACGGAATCGACCATACGAAGAAGTCGCATTCCCACGAGGAGTCAACAACCTCGCAAAATATAGTCACCCAAGAGAAATCTACAGTAAAGGAACACCCATCCACGTAAGGGGTGCTTTACTATACAATCATTATGTTAAGAAACATAAGATAGAACATAAACACCCTTATATTCAAGAGGGTGAGAAGATTAAATATATCTATCTCAAGGTTCCAAATCCTATACACGAGGATGTCATCACATTTTTTGGTGACCTTCCAACTGAGTTTGGTTTGGAGAAGTACGTGGACTATCAGCGACAGTTTGATAAGTGTTTCTTGAATCCGTTGATTAATGTGCTAAACTGTGTTGGTTGGACACACGAGAAAAAAATTACACTAGGGAGTTTCTTTACATGAGTAAAACGGTTTGGACGGTTACATATCAGGATGCACAGGTGGAAGCACTTGAAGCAGAACAGATCAAGGTGTTTGAGGAGAAAATAACAGCAGATGCTTACGCCAACCTCTTGTCACAAGACCACGATTATGTTAGAATGTATGAAAGTGAGGTAAAAGAATGGCAGGGTTCTTAGATAATGTAATAAAAGACAGTGGAAATGAATTTGCTAGCCTCGTTAGTGACGGTGTTGCAGCGGGGGATACCCAATCCTATATTGATAGCGGTAGTTACATTTTCAATGCTGTCGTTAGCGGATCTTTGTTTGGTGGTATTCCATCCAACAAGGTCACTGCTCTTGCGGGTGAATCCTCAACAGGAAAAACTTTCTTTGCGCTCAGTGTTGTACGTAGTTTTCTTGAGCAGCACTCTAACGGTGGGGTTATTTATTTTGAGTCTGAGTCTGCTTTAAGTAAGGATATAATCGAGAGCAGGGGTATTGATTCCAAACGTATGGTAATCTTCCCTGTTGCTACGATAGAAGAATTTAGAACTCAGGCAACAAGAGTTATTGACAAGTATATGAAGGAACCAAAGGAGGAGCGTCAACCATTGATGTTCGTTCTTGATTCTCTTGGTATGCTTAGTACATCAAAGGAGATGGAAGACATCTCTAATGATAAACAGGTCAGGGACATGACCAAATCTCAGTTGATCAAGGGTGCATTCAGGGTATTGACCTTGAAACTAGGACAGGCATCTATCCCTATGATTGTAACAAATCATACTTATGATGTGATTGGGAGCTATGTGCCAATGAAAGAAATGGGCGGTGGTGCAGGACTAAAGTACGCTGCATCGACTATAATATACCTATCCAAATCAAAAGAGAAGGAGGGTACAGACTTAGTGGGTAATATTATTAAGTGTGAGGCCAAAAAATCTAGATTATCTAAGGAGGGATCTAAAGTTGCTACCAGATTATACTTTGACGAACGTGGACTGGACCGCTATTATGGACTCTTGGAGCTTGGTGAGAAGCATGGAGTATTCAAGCGGGTGGGGAACCGTTTCCAAGTTGGTGGTTCTAATGTTTACCCTAAATCTATACTCTCTGATCCTACAAAATACTTCACAGAAGAAGTGATGGCAAAACTAGAAGAGGCAGCACGAACGGAATATAGTTATGGCAACTGAACGTATTGAACTAACAATACTAAGGAATCTTATATGCAGTGAGGAATACTATCGTAAGGTAGTACCATTTCTTAAAGCAGAGTACTTTCAAGAGTACGATGAGAAGATAATATTTGAAGAGATTTCAGAATTCTCTGGCAAATATGATAAGGTTCCAACACAAGAAGTTCTGTTGATAAATCTTCAAAACAGAACAGACTTAACTGAAGATTCTTTTAACAATGCAGCTACTACGGTACGTGGCCTGACAAGTGAGTGGGTTGACCTAGATTGGTTATATGATTCCACAGAACAATGGTGTCAAGATCGTGCTATATATCTTGCGCTAATGCAATCGATCAAAATTGCAGATGGTGGAGACAGCAAGCTAGACAAGGGTGCTATCCCTAGTATCCTTCAGGATGCCTTGGCTGTCTCTTTTGATGAACACATTGGTCACGATTACATTGAACAATTTAAAGATAGATATGAATTCTACCATAGAGTCGAAGAGAAGATCCCCTTTGATCTCGAAAAGTTTAACTATATTACAAAAGGTGGGATCCCTAATAAAACTCTTAATATCGCTCTTGCTGGTACGGGTGTCGGCAAGTCTTTATTCATGTGCCACGTTGCTAGCTCCGTCTTGTTGCAAGGACGGAACGTATTATACATTACATGTGAAATGGCAGAGGAGAAAATTGCTGAACGAATTGATGCAAATCTTTTGAACTGCAATATACGAGATATCCCAGACCTACCAGAAGTATTATACTCCTCTAAGGTCAATGAGATTGCTCGTAAGACTCACGGCAAGTTGATTATAAAAGAGTACCCGACTGCTTCTGCACATGCGGGACATTTCAAGGCACTCTTATCAGATCTATCTTTAAAGAAGAGTTTCAAACCTGATATTATCTTTATAGACTACCTCAATATATGTGCTAGTGTAAGGTATAAAGGTGCTATTGTTAATTCGTACACCTATGTTAAAGCAATCGCTGAAGAACTTAGGGGGTTGGCTGTGGAACATAATGTTCCAATTGTTTCTGCTACTCAGACTACTCGTAGTGGTTATGGTAACAGTGACCCTGATCTTACCGATACATCTGAATCCTTTGGTCTTCCTGCTACTGCTGATCTTATGTTCGCTCTTATATCAACCGAAGAATTAGAACAGCAGGGTCGTATTATGGTTAAGCAGCTGAAGAACAGGTACAATGATCCAACATCAAACAGAAAGTTTATGGTGGGTATTGACAGATCGAAGATGAGGCTGTATGATGTTGCTGAGGATGCCTCTATCCTTAATGTAGAGGAAGATTCAAATGAATTACAATTTGCTGAATCACAAAATAGATTATCTAAATTTGCTGAATGGAACGTATAAACTATGACTAACAATGTTGACTTTGATAAGTACACTCATTTCGTGGATGCTGTCACAAGCGATAGTAGTAAGAATTTTGTCGATCTTGCTGACCGTCTGGGTGAACTTGACAGACAAGGTGCAAATATTGAACGTCTTACCACTGCTGGCGTTGGTCTTGCTGCTGAGTCTGGTGAGTTTTTGGAGATCGTTAAAAAGATGGTATTTCAGGGAAAGCCTTGGAACGACGATAACAGAGAGCATCTTATTATTGAGTTGGGTGACGTTATGTGGTATGTGGCACAAGCTTGCATTGCTTTGGACATACCTTTCGACGATGTTGTGCGAGGTAACGTTAGAAAGTTGGAGAAACGTTATCCAGGTGGTTCATTCTCTGTAGAAAAATCTGAGAATAGAGTAAAGGGGGACCGTTGATGTCACTGACAGGTCAAGTAGAAGAGTCTCTTAGAGATGCTCAAGCATCTTTGAAGAATGCACTTGCATTCTCAGCACGTAATGAGAAACCATTTATAAGTAAGCATATTGCTCAGTTCTTATTTGATATAGAGAATCTTATATCAGTTAATGAGGTGTTAGAAGTTTTAGATGAGGAGTTAGAATCTAAATAGT